CTGGCCTCAGAATTTCAATCTTCATGAGTCAGAAACGATGTGACAGATCACCTGGATCAGGTGCCGTAGCAGAAGGCGCCAGGCTGCTTGACAGCGAAGTCAACATCTTGCAGAGCAATGATGCGGACGGTGCCAGCGGTTGCACCTGCATAAGGATCGACGGTCAGATCCAGACCAGACCACATGGCCATGATCAGCTGTGAGAAGTCACCGAACAGAGCGTCGTTGTTAGCGAGCTGGTTGGTGACGGTCACGGGGTAACCGTTGATTTCGTCGTTCTCGTAGACGAACATGCCGGTGTTAGTGGCCTTCTCAGTGCTCTTCAGAGCGCCACGAGCAGATGCGTTGATGATGTAACGCAGGCTGCCAGCGTCAGCGTTAGCCACTGCCACGTCGGTTTCCATGCCGATGTACTCGGCGAAGGTTCCGAAGGTGGTAATGGTTTGAGTGCCGATGCCGGTGGTGTTGATCAGACCCAGAGGCTGGTTGGAAGAACCAGAGCCATTCAGACCAACACGATCCAGCTCAAGAGCCAGCACGCGAGCCAGGTCATCACGGACCATTTGCTCAACGTCGATGCTGGACTGCAGCAGGAGCTTGCGGGAGTAGTCAACAAAAGCACCACAGGTTTTGGGGCTGAGGTTGACCTGCTCGATGGTCTGCTGAGATTCGGTGGGAGAAGAACCCTCACCAACCCAGTAAGCAGTTGCGCTGGAACCCTGCTTGGGGATTGAGATGTTGCCGTTGATGCCCGTCAGGGTCGTCATGCCGGCGTCAGCCAGTGCAAGACGGTTGCGGAGCAAGTCGATGAAGCTGCCAGACAGCAGGACATCGTCAACGAGGTTGCCGCCAGCGGTGGCAGTACCAACGTTCAAGTCACGACGCAGCACCTCGTTGGGCACCACGATGCCGTTGGAGGAACGCTCGTACTGCTTGGAAGCAGCTTGGCCGACTTCAATCTCAAACTCGGCTTCACGACGAGCAGATTGATCGCCAGGATTGGCCAGATAGTTCAGAGCGCGGACAAAGCTGAAGCGCTTGACTTCTTTCTGAGAAAGGCCGACATCGTTGGAAGTGACATCGGCAGAACGGATGGGTTGTTCCACTTGACGGGTTCCGAGTTTTTCGAGGAATGCAGCACGAGCCTCATCAACGGAGTTGTCTCCATCGATAAGTTCTTGTGCCAGATCTGCCATGCGGTGCTGAGCACCGAGGGCGTTGATGGCGGCAACGCGGTCTTTTTCAGCCTTCTTGGCCTCCGACCGGATCACCTCCAGGTTGGGAGTTTGTTCTTCCATCGCAGGAGCGGGTGTAGATGCGGTCGTGACCGCTGAACGAGTTTCCTGTTTTTCAACAGGAGCTTCGTTTGTAATAGTAGTGTCTTCAGGTTGTGAAGATTCAGGCATAGCAGGCTCTTCCGAAAGAAGTGAACGTCCGATTCCAATTGTGGGGTCAGCCGGAATCGAAACAAGGCTCAATTCGTGAGGCGTCCAGCTAGTAGCAAGCACACCCTCTTCGCGTTGCTCAACCTCATCGATTGAGTAGCCAAAGGAAATACCGCGCAAGATGCCGTCTTTAACGTCATCTAGATACTGTTTGGCGAAATCAGAGCGCGAAAAGCGGATTTTTGCGTAAGCACGCTTTTTGTCTTCATCCAGATAGGCCCGCTCGACCACACCCAGAACTTTGTCAGGGTTGTGATTGAAGAGGAACGGAGCGCCATCGTTTAGGCGCATGAAGTTAGGTGCCTGGCTGTCATGGCTGAGCACTTCGCTGCCGAAATACCGCGTGACGGGGTACTCAGAGCTGAAAGGAAACTCAAAAGTCCGCTCATCAAGGGAGCGAATATCCGTTGCCTCGGTGCGCTGCATGCGCTCGCCGACAACAGAACGCTTCTCTTCGGGCTGCTCAACTCGATCCTCTTCAGCCTCCTCGGCACGAATCGGAGCGATCTTGGTCAGCGTGCTGAACTTGTGCCCAACCTTCCGATCAGTCGCCTCTTTATCGCGATAAAGAGTGATCAGCGCCGCAGGATCATCCTCGGTGCCAGTGATCGTGAATGAAGAGTCAGGAACATCGATGGTTCCGTCACGCTCGATGCGGTCGATACGACCCTCAGCGCGACCACCTGATGAATTCCAAGAGACAAAGTCTCCCGTCTTCAGGGCATCAGGTGCTGCCCTTTCTTGTTCCTGCTCCATAGAAGTCAAGAGTTCTTCCTCATTATTGCTAATAAGTTGTCTACCTTCCCGTGCTTTCTTGATCCGCTTCGATCGAGCGTCTGACCAAGACTTGCCAGCATCTCCTCCCCAAGCCGCCCAAGCGACTCTTCCGTTGCTGGGATAGCCGTCCTCCCCAGGGCTAAATCCCTTGCCCTGTTTATCCACCTCATGTCTCGCGAACCAAGCAGACATGGTCACAACTGTGTCTGCTGACAGCTCATTGCCAGACAAAATCTGACTTGCTCTAGTGCGAGCAACGTCAGTGCCGCCGCCCTCGCCATCGGCCTTCCAATCGCGATACCGCTGAGCTTCAGCCCTCATGCCCTTGTTGGGCATGAGATCAATCTCAACTCCGTTTACGTTTGCCATTGGTCCGCTTGCGAGTGGGCTGTGGCTCTTCTGATTCAAGCAACGACAGCTGTACAGCCTCGTCAGTCAAATCAAGATCCTTATCTAGCTTGATCCCAGCGTCAGCAGCGATTTGCTGCTCACGGGCAAGCTCGGCAACGTTGTCATCAAAATCACCGCCCGAGTAAGCAATGATCTGCTGCTTGGTCATGTAGCCGGCTTGTTCCGCCTCGCGATAAGCCTTGACTTCTTTCAGCGGGTCAACCCAGCTCCAGCCACGCGGCATCCATCGCGGCGACAGATAGCGTTCAGGACGCAGTTCATAGTCGGGGAAATCGCAGTAGCCGCTTAAAACAGCAAGGTTCAGCCACTCGCGGAAAACACGCATGTGCATGTTGTCGATCAGATACTTCTGAACAACACGCCAGTGCTCACGATCCTCCAGCAAGGACAGCCTTGAGCTGCTGTAGTTGGTGTCGCTGAAGTCGCGAGACAACGTCTCATACGAGCAACCAAAGCCAGACGCAAAGCGCCGAACTTTGTTTTTGACAAACATCTCAAACTGCTGATCTGGGGAGTCAATATCAGGAACCGAGACAGACTCACCAGGCGAGAGGTACTTGAAAGTTCCAGGCTCAAACTCGCTGATGCGCTGACTGTTCTCAACGTCATCTGCAATCAGCTCACCCTCATTGTTAGTGATGAAGCCCATGATGCTCGCGCCAGCACGAGCACGAATCACAGCTGCCTCTTCATAGCCCTGCAGCTGATGCGCATCCGCCATAACGCTGTGGAACCACGG